CTGGGGGCGTGTTTTCCCAAGCCGATCTTCATCCGGGCAGAAGATGGCTTGAAGTCCATCATTCACAGCGCAATGTCTGACGCCTTCCCGGTCCTCAAGTCCGTCGAAGACCTGTGGCCCCAGTTGTGGGCATTGGCCAAGGAGGATCACCAGTACGAGACAGTCGTCATTGACACCGTTTCCACGTTGGACACGCTGTTCACCGACTGGGTTGTCGAGACCGACAGCAACAAGCCTAAGACCATCAAGCAGGCCCTCGGCGGCTATGGCGCTGGGTACAGCATGGTGGCATCTCAGCACCGCCGCCTGCGCAAGGGTTGCGAGTACCTGCTGGACCGTGGCATGAACGTGGTGTTCCTGTCCCACGCCAGCACCGAGACCGTCAACCCGCCGGATGGTAACCCCTACACGAAGTACACCATGCGGATGTCTGACAATTCGATGCAGCCCTACGTGGACAACGTCGATCTGGTTGGCTTCCTCCGACTGGAAACCTTCACCAAGGGCGACGGCGACGTCAAGAAGGCTATCTCCACCGGAGATCGCCAGCTTGTGTGCCACGCGATGGCGTCCAACGTGTCGAAGAACCGCTTCGACATCACCGAACCGATTGAGGTCAAGCTGGGCGTGAACCCGCTTGCCGCATACCTGATCCAGAACAAGGAAGAGACGAAATGAGCGACGATTTTTGGGGACTTTCTGACGGCGAAGACGCCGCATCTTCGGCAAGCGGCGAGTTTGACGCTGGCGGTGGAAACCTCGAACCCATCCCGCCGGAGACCTCGGTTCTCGCGGCCATCGACGAAGCCAAGTGGGACAAGGACAATCAGGGAAATCGCTTCATCTCCCTGCGCTGGACCGTTTTCCAGCCGGAGGAGTTCGACAACCGGAAGATTTTCCAGAAGCTGTGGGTGGCCGACGCCGATCCCCGCGCCAAGGCTGACAAGGTCAACGCCAAGCGCGACAAGGCCAAGAAGATGCTCGCTGCCATCGACACTAATGCGGGCGGCAAGCTGCTGGCAAAGCCCGTCATGCCGACCGACGAGGCGATGACGCTGCACCTGACCAACAAGCCGATGGTCGTCAAAGTCATGGTCTGGAACATGAAGGACAGCATGACTGGCGAGATGATGCGCGGCAACTGGGTTGGCGCTGTCGCCCCGAAGGCCGCGCCTCTCTCGACGCCGGAAGAGATCGCCCGCTCCAAGGACGAGATGGCTCGCTCCCACACCAACAGCGCCGGGCAGGCTGCAAAGGGCAGCCGCGATCTGGGGGATGAAATCCCATTTTGAGCAACGGTAGGGGGCTTCGGCCCCCGCCACCACCCCAACCAGAGAGAGACACATGGAACAAAGATCGCCCGAGTGGTTCGCCGCTCGTAGGGGCCGCATCACCGGATCAATGGTGGGTGCCGCCCTTGACCTCGACCCCAACTGCACCCGCGCCGAAGCACTGCGCCGCATGGTGCGCGCCGCCAACGACGCCCCCAGCGAGTTCGTTGGCAACATCGCCACCAACTGGGGTGTAATGCATGAGGAAGAGGCTCGGGATGACTTCCAGTACATCCGTGGCGTCGACGTTGCCCCGGCATCCTTCGTTGTCCACTCAACGCTTCTGTGGATCGGTGCCAGCCCTGACGGGTATGTCTGGGACGACGCGCTTCTGGAGATCAAATGCCCCTTCGGGCTGCGGAATAACGATGCCCCGGTGGCATTCAAGACCGTCGAAGAACAGCCGCACTACCATGCCCAGATGCAAATCCAGATGTTTGTGACTGGGCGCAAGCGCTGCTTGTTCTGGCAGTGGACGCCGAAAGACAAAAATCTTACCGTGGTAGACTTCGATCAGGCGTGGATAGACGAGAACCTTCCGAAATTGGAAGCCTTCTATGAGGAGTTCCTCGCAGCGGACCCGGTAGATCACGTCGAGGATCGCCGCGTCGTGATCGACACGCCCCGCGCCCTGCAGATGCTGGCAGAGTACGATGACCTTGTGGATGCCGAGGCAAAGGCCAAGGAGCGAAAGGAAGAACTTCTGCAGGAACTGGTCAAGTTGGCTGGAGGTAAGAACGCAGTCATCGGTCGGCGCAAGCTGACCAAGACCGAGCGGGCGGGCAGTGTATCGTACGCTGCAGCGATCAAAGTGCTGGCACCCGGCGCTGACCTTGAGAAATGGCGCGGCAAGCCCTCCAGCTACTGGACGTTCAAATGAACATCCGCACTGAGGCGCTGGCGTTTCGCATCTGGGCTTTCGCCAATCCAAAAGACTGGGACTGCACCATCCACGACATCGCAGCCGAACTGGAGGAGACGCCGCAGAGGATCGCGTCTGTGTGCAGCCGGAAGCTTTGGATCGGTCGCCTGCGGTCCTCCGGACCCTTCTACCTCGACACCAAGGTAAACATGGAAGAGGGATGGGGTAGCGATGACCTATTGATCGGGGAGGAAGAACTTGTCGACTGAGCAGGAATTGCAACGCCAGTTCGGCATCAACCTCCAGCTTCGCCGCAAGCTGGAGACCGCCCGCCGGGACGCCGTGGAGGAGTGCGCCAAGTTCTGCGAGGGGAAAGAAGCTGGGATGGTGTATGGAGAAGGCCGTGGGTGGACACTTGCACCACGATCCAGCACCTATGGAACCCACCCCGGCGATGCTTACGCAAAGGGCCTGCGGGAGATGATCGGGAAATGACCCAGTTTGTCGGAGAAAGAGACCTCCGTGGTTCCCCCGTGGCGCGGTGTACCTGCGACGATTGCGCCGCCGAGATCGTGGTGAAGAGCAGCCACACCACGCGGTTCAGCGAAAAGAGGGACATCCAGATCAACCGGACGCAGGCCCTGCAAAAACTGAACGATGCCGGGTGGACGTTTGTGAAGAACGTCCTCCGCTGCCAAAACTGTGAAGCCAAGAGGAAGGAACCCATTATGGCCAAAACGCCTGCAATCATCACCATCACCCCGCCCGCTGCCGCACCCCTGCGCCAGCCGACACGGGAGCAGAAGCGCCTGATCGTCACCGCATTGGAGGAGGCCTACGACGCCCCCAAGCAGCGGTACAAAGGCACGGAGACCGACAAGGGCATCGCAGAGATGCTGGCTGATGGCACCATGCCGGGCTGGGTCGCCGCAGTCCGTGAGGACATGTTCGGCCCGGATGGAAACGAGGAGATGACGGACCTCGCCGGGGAGGTTGCGGCTTGGATGAAAAAGGCCGACCGCGCCCTCGCCACTACAAACGAAGCAATCAGCGAGTTCGTCGCTGCCCGCGCCAAAGTCAAGGAAATCGGCCTGCGTCTCGACAAGATCGTCGCGGCAGTAGGCCCCAAAGCGGAGAGAGCATGATGTTCTGGTTTAAGAAAAAGCCTGCCACCAAGAAACTGAAACCCCAGCGCGTGACGGTTCACTGCGCAGGCCTGTCAGTGACCCACTACGCCGTTTACCAGACGCACCGCGCCAATGGCGGGCTGACCCTGCACAATGAACTGGACAGCAAGGCGGTCGTCGCCGAATACGCGCCGGGCGTCTGGATGTCTCTATCGCACGGAACCCGGAAGGTGTCGAAATGACCATCAGCGCCAAGATCGTCGCCCATAGCAGCCATCCCGGATGTCCTGACCTGATTACCATCCAGTGCCGCTACCCGCGCTTCATCCACGCGGAGTGCAAAACCCACCGCATGCTCCGCATCGACGATGCAGAGTACGAGTTCCTGCAAGAAGTCAGCCTGATGGATGACCCGGAACTGTCCCGCAATGCCAGCAGCAGCCGGGCCGTCCCTATCGACCGGATGATCCAAGAGGTTCTTGATGACCCGGCGATGCCAGTGGCGTGGGGCAGCAACCGGGCGGGCATGCAGGCTGGGGCAAAAGTCTCGCGCCCCGATCTGGCTATGGACATCTGGCTGGAGGCCCGAGACCGGGCTGTCGAAGCCGCCCGCGATGCCCAACGCCTCGGCCTGCACAAGCAGATCGTGAACCGCTTGATCGAACCCTTCGCGCATATCAGCGTGGTGATCACTGCCACCGAATGGGAGAACTTCTTCGCCTTGCGTTGCCACCCGGCTGCCGACCCTACCATGAATGCGCTGGCCGACGCCATGCACCACGCCATCGCGCACTCCACGGCTACCCCGGTGGCCCTGAACGAATGGCACCTGCCATATGGCGCTCCCTCGGCCTTCTCCGCTGCGGGCCGCTGTGCGCGGGTCAGCTATCTGAACCATGATGGAAGTCAGCCAGACGAGGACAAGGACGCCGCACTTGCTGAGACTTTGATGAACAGCGGCCACTGGTCACCGTTCGAGCATCCCGCTACGCCAGCGCCGAAAATACGATACGCCAACCTAAACGGCTGGTGTTCCTTTCGCACATCTTTGGGGGCCTGATGACACGCCCCATCTATGAAACCGAGGCCGACCGACAGAGGGAGTTGTCGGTCGCGGAGATCATCTCGGTCTTCATCGGCGGAAAGCTGGTGAAGACCCGCCCCATGTCGTCTGTCGACTACATCGTGCAGGATGTCGATGGCACGGCGTCTGGGCTGTTGGAAATCAAGGTCAGGCGGTACACGCCAGAGCAGATGGAAGAGATGGGGGGATTCTTCCTGAGCGAAAGGAAGTTGCTCCTGATCTACTCAACTGCGAAACACCTGAAGGTGGATTTCCATTTGGTAGTGCAAGCAGAAAATTCCCTATTGCACCTATCACTAAAAGATGGCAAAGCTTGGCCCAAGCTGGAGCGCATCACTGGCGGTCGTTTCGACAGAGGCGACGGCAAAGACGTAGAAGTGATGTGTCTCTTCCCGATCAAGATGTTCACAAAGGTGAAATGACATGCTGCGCCCGTACCAGCAAAACGCACACGACGCCATCATCGCATGGATCAAGAAGGACCGGACCCCGTGCCTGATTGAAGCGGCTACGGGCGCTGGCAAATCTCACATCATCGCGGCGGTTGCGGACACCATTCACGAGATGTCGAAGGGAAAGCACGTCCTGTGTCTCGCCCCCAGCGCCGAACTGGTGGTACAAAACTCCGAAAAGTTCAAAGCCACCGGAGCCAAATGCTCCATCTTCTCGGCTAGCGCCGGACAGAAGAGCCTGCGGCACCCGGTGGTTTTCGGCACCCCCGGCACCGTGAACAACTCCATCAGCCGCTTTGGCAGCGAGTTTGCAGCGGTAGTGATCGACGAGTGCCACGGCATCACGCCGACCGTGCGCGGCATCATCGACGCCATGCGCGAAGCCAACCCCAACCTGCGGGTGATCGGCCTGTCTGCGACCCCATACCGCATGGGGACCGGGTACATCTTCGCCCAGTGGCCCGATGGCAAGCCCGTTCGTGATGACCAGAGCAAAGACCCGTACTTTGCATCTTGCGTCTACCGTATCCAAGCCTATGAACTGATCGAACAGGGCTTCCTGACCCGTCCCACTATCGGCACCACTGGCGCTGACGGGTATGAGACGCTGGACATGAAGTTGAACGCTCGGGGCCAGTTCGACGCGCATGCCGTCGACCGGGCTTTCCACGGGCAGGGCCGCAAGACCGCCGCCATCGTTCAGGACATCGTCACTCAAGCAGCCTTCCTGCGTGGCATCATGATCTTCGCCGCCACGGTGAAGCATGCCCACGAGGTTATGGCGAGCCTGCCGCTGGGCATCTCTGCGCTCGTGACTGGAGAGACCAAGAAGGTCGACCGCGACATGATCATCCGAGACTTCAAAGCTGGCAAGATCAAGTATCTGGTGAACGTCTCGGTGCTGACCACCGGGTTCGACGCCGCCCATGTGGACATGATCGCGATCCTGCGGGCGACCGAGAGCATCGGACTGCTCCAGCAGATCATCGGGCGCGGCCTGCGCATCGAAGAGTTCAAGGAGACTTGCCTGATCCTCGACTATGCCGAGAACCTGCCACGCCACTGCCCGGACGGCGACGTCTTCAACCCCAAGGTCGAGGTCACCAAGGGGGATCAGGAGAAGGTTTTCATCTCATGCAAATGCCCCTTGTGCGATGCCGAGAACGAGTTCTCCGCCCGCCCGAACAATGACGGCTACGAGATCGACAAGGCCGGGTACTTCCTTGATCTAGACGGAAACCGGATCGCATCCGACTGGGGTTCCGTTCCTGCACACTTTGGACGCCGCTGCCGCGCCACGGTGCGGATCGCTGGAGACCGGGAGCAATGCACCTACCGCTGGACGTTCAAGCCCTGCCCGCACTGTGAGGCTGAGAACGACATCGCCGCCCGGTACTGCATGGTCTGCAAGGGAGAGATCGTCGACCCCAACGACAAGTTGAAGATAGATTTCAAGGCCCTAAAGCGCGACCCTACGCGCAAGCAGACCGACACGGTGCTGTTCTGGACAAAGCGCAGTCACATCGCCCGCAGCGGAAAAGCTACATGGCGCTGCGATGTGGTGACCAGCTACCGTTCTTTCTCTTTCTGGGTCATGAAGGAGCCGAAGAACTATCGCAGTCAGCAGGAACTGGCTATGCTTGAGGCTCTGGGTAACAGTGAGCCGGAAACTGTCACCTACCAGAAGGACGCCGAAAGCGGCTTTTATCGCATCTTTTCATACAATGGACCCGCAGATGCTGCTCCCGAATGACATCAAGGTGTATGGAAACACCGACTACCGTGGACCCTGCCCCAGTGAAACGCTGGAGCAGGTTACCTTTTTTGCCCGGCTGCGGCGCGATTACCCGGACACGCTGGGGGTCATCGCCTTCCATGTCCGCAACGAGGGCAAGAGGACGCTGCTGCAGGCTGCCAAGGAGAAGTCCGAGGGGCTGACTACCGGAGCCGCCGACATCATCATTCCCGGCGCTCCCACGTTCATCTGTGAATTGAAGCGCCGCGACCATACCATGTCGGAGGTGTCCCAAAAGCAGCTTGCCTTCCTGAGAGCCTCAGGGGCCGCTGGGAGCGTTGTGTGCATCGCGCTGGGGGTAGACGCCGCGTGGGAGGCTCTCCATGCCTATCTGGCGCGGTAAGCGTCCTAGCGACCGCATCAAGGCGGTGCTGCAGGGAAAGGTCAGGATGGAGGACGAGGAGCCGGGCATCCAGTCCGTGTGCAGCAAGCACATTTACGATGGCGCGAAGTCACTCCTTGCGATACCAGACAAGGAGAAGCGCCAGCGGGCGCTGGCTCGGCTGCCTGCGCTGATCCGGCCTCACATCGAAGCGGAGGCGCTGAGACAGTTTAGGATGAAATAATGAGATTTCTCGTCACTATGAACATGCCGTCCCGCAAGGGTGAACTGGTGCATCAGGTAGTATGCGAATACCCGTGCGAAACCATTGAAGATTTCCATAATGCCCTTCAGGAATGCGACTTTGTCCTTGTAGAAGAGTACTACCGTAAGGCAGAAAACGCGGGCTTTTTCTCAGTCGGCCCGCTGATCTTGAACACCATGCACATCGGCAAGGTTAAGCTGGCATTGACTCCGTAAGATCAGACCATACCCAATTTTCCTGCGGGATGTCATGAGGCAGGGTAGAATCGTCAACAATACGGTACTCTGCGCCCACTGGAACATCTTTTGTAGCAACTGCTTGTACTTGATCCGCATATTCTGGTGCTGGGTACATAACGGACACAGTTTCACCGTTTTTAAATATAATTACTTGCATGTTGGTTTCCTTACCTGAAGATTGCTACATTTACATAAGAACAGTCGCCAATACCACCGCTCTGAGAGAAAATTCTCCACCCGGTTCCAATTTGGATAGATGATGCGCTATGAGTTCCACCAAATATATTCCATCCAGAAGCTACTGTAGTGAGGTCTGCATTATCTGGCATTACGCTAATAACTGATGCATAATTCGCGTCCTGCATGGGCGTAGTGAAGTTGATGGTATAGTTACCGGTCGAGTTCCTCACAACTGAAGAAACATTACCAGATGCTCTGATAGTAATGGTAGTTACACCATTGAAGTTTACCCAAGCACGGCAAGCATAAACCGGAGCGGAGCCGGATGCGTTAAGCGTATTAAGACTGATCGGCGTGATGCCGTTGATGGTGGCGGTTGTGCCGCCAGAACTGTCGAGATAGGCATTGGCCTTGAGCGTGGACATGGATCAGCCCTCCCACGTGATGTTGATGGTGCCGCCTGTCAAGGTAGCCACGGTGAGCGTGGTGATCCTCAGGCTGTCCAAAGTACCCGCGAGGGTGATGTTTCCGAAGGTCATTACCGTAGAATTTGTAC